CAATGGTTTGCTGGATGCGTACATCCTTGAGTACTACGAAGCCCTAGACTGTTCAAGGGCACTTGCATGTTTCCTACTATATAAGTATGGTGAACATAAAGTGCTCTCCGAGCTTCAATTCGATCCATTAGAATATAATGATCTGATGACGGCCCGGGACAGTTTAGCTGCGACTAAGTTCTTGTCAAAAGCGACATTCTTAAAGACCGGAAACGATCTAAAAGAAATAGCAATTGGTAAGTTCTTGGAAGCCGAAAAGGTCTGTAAGGTGACGAATGAGCGCATTAGATCGGGTAAGTTCTTGAACAAGAACTTATCGGAGTCAATCCTTTTGGGAATGACTTTTAAAATCGATCAGATGCTATCAGACTTCACACCAGATGAATTCGTAGACTCTTGCAATTGGGGGCCTGGCGCAACTACGCTTATAAAGCGGCGTGACGCAACAGCTCCAAATAAATTCGGCACAGAGTGCCGAATCACCCCTGAAGCTTACGATTTTGTGAAACCGTGGTTCAAGGCAGCGTATCCCTCATGGGATATGATGTTCGAGATAAACGGTGAATCAAAAGTCGTTACTGTACCGAAAGACGCAAAAAGCGATAGGACTATAGCAATTGAGCCAGGGATTAATCTCTGGTTTCAAAAAGGTATAGGCTCTATGCTTAAAAGGCGGCTCTTTCGGGCAGGTATCGATTTGAAACATCAGAATCACAATCAGGAGAAGAGTCGTATAGCGTCGAAGTTTTCGGACTTCGCGACAGTAGACTTTTCTTCTGCAAGTGACACAATTTCATCCGAACTTGTGAACCAGGTCCTTCCTAGAAGGTGGCTGGCTCTGATGAGTGCTTTCAGATCGAAATCTGGTAATCTGGATGGTAAGACTATATTGCTGGAGAAATACAGTAGTATGGGTAACGGCTTCACATTTGAACTCGAATCGATGCTGTTCTACACCATGGCGGTCGCTTGTTGCGATTACCTTGGGATAAGTTCAGCGGGTTGTTCGGTTTATGGTGATGACGTTATATTACCGACTGCTGCTTTGGAAACATACATTGCCGCTAGTGGAGACCTCGGATTCACTGTTAATAAGTCAAAGAGCTTTGGCTCTTCTTATTATCGTGAGTCTTGTGGCGCCCACTACTGGAACGGTGTGTCAATAAAGCCTATCTTCCAAAAGGAACCTTTCGATGGAAAGACACAGGTACTCAAAGCTGCTAACAGCATTAGAAGGTCTGCTCATAGCCGTAGTAATTATGGCTGTGATAGCAGGCTTCGTCGTGCTTGGCAACTACTCTCTGATTCACTTGGGACTAAAACCCCGAGAGTCAGCGATGGCTACGGTGACATTGGACTCGTCGAAAATATCGACTGTCCCTTTGTCGTCGCAGTTAGAGCCACCAACGGAATAGAAGGTTACTTCGTCCGTTGCTGGGTCTTTCTAGCCATTAAACGTGAGTTTAATGGACAGGGCCTTTATCTTAGTAAGATGAAGGCGGTAGAATCTTCAAGGAGTGTCATTGACTATGTCAATGATAGCATCCCTGAAGAAGGCGGTAGTGGGAATTATATCCCACTTCCAGGCCAGAGCGTGATCGCGCGCAAGCGCGTTCTCGTCCGACGGTGGTACGACTTGGGTCCCTGGGTTTAACCTAGGAGTTTAAGTCGCTTTTATCGTGGTATTCCACGTGGATGAG